GTCAAAAAAAGCCGCGCGCGAAATTGGCACCGGGGGGGGAGAAATAGGGCAGGGGGGCGGGTCGATGCCGTCCGATCCGTTGCAACCTGTCGCGACGGGCCGCGTGTTTTTCAAACTGCGCGCACTATCGATCGAAGTGCAGGGACCTGAAGCACAGGTCGGCGCGGTCGCCAGTGCCGTGATTGACACGATGGTCACAATGTTGAAAGGGGACAGCAGCAAATGAAGCCGGGCCCGATCGAGTTCGCCTCGCACTGGCTTCAACCGCCGCCCGATTGGGACCGTAACAAATACGGCGAGTGTGGCGTGCTGGAAATTCGCGAGCGCGACGGCGTGATGGAATCGGCGTGGTATCCATCGCCCGAAGAGCTGGCCGAGCTCGCGAAGGGTCGGCCCGTCATTCTCACAATCAGGAGCCACGAACATCCGCCGGTCTCGTTGAACGTCGAATCCTCCGACGCTGCGACGTTTGGTTCGACATTCGCAACAGCACCGATGCACGCTTCTACGATCGAAGGCGGCGGGAAGACATGAGCGACACCGACGACGAACGGAAGAACGGTCCCTGCTGTGCGTGCGGTGCTGAGAATGACACCGTCCGCAACATCATGATGATGACGTTCGAGGCGCCCGACGGTTTCCACGGCTGGGCCTGTCTTCAATGCGGGAAACCTGCCCGGGGCGCGATCGCGATCATTTGCGATACATGCCTCGACAGCAACGCCGAGCCGCGCTTCATTGTCGGCGGCAAATATCTGGCCGACTGCGTTCGGGTGCCGTTGGAAGGTTACGATCGGCGTCACTTCGACCACGATCTAACGAAACACCCGGAGATATAGAAAACATGAGCACGGCGCCGGACATCGCGGCCATATGGCCGGCAGCAGTGGTAGAAATGTGGCCGATCGACAAGCTACGGCTGCGCCCGAACAATCCGCGCACACATTCCGAAGAGCAGGTCGAGCAGATCGCCGCACTGATGGAAGAGTTCGGGTGGACGAATCCAATCCTGGCCGAGCCCGATGGACTTATCATCGCGGGCGAGGGCCGCTGGCGTGGCGCGAAGAAGAACGGATACCCGAACGTTCCCGTTATCGTCGCGCGCAACTGGACGCCGGAACAGATACGCGCGTACGTCATCGCCGACAACAAGAGCGCGCTGAATGCGGGCTGGGATGAGGAAATATTGGGCGCGGAGTTCGAAGCGCTGAGCGAGGCGGACTATCCGCTGGAGCTGACCGGGTTCAGCAAGGAAGAATTGGCCGCGTATTTTTCTGAGCCGGAACCGCCACCGAATAACGACGGCCGGGACAATGTACCGGATCAGCAGGCGGTCGCCATCACCGCCGTGGGCGAGGTGTGGTTGTGTGGTCGGCACCGGATCATGTGCGGCGATTCAACCAAACCGGAACAGGTGGCCATCCTGATGAATGGAGAGAAAGCGCGACTGCTCCACGCGGACCCGCCCTATGGTATGGGCAAGGCCGCTGACGGCGTGCTCAACGACAACCGCTACGGGGATAAGCTCGACGCTTTTCAAATGTCGTGGTGGACCGCGTGGCGTGCGTTTCTTGAACCCAATGCGTCGGCATATATCTGGGGCAACGCGCCGGACCTGTGGCGCTGGTGGTATCGACGTGACGGGCTCGAATCATCCGAGCCGATGACGCTGCGGAATGAAATCGTGTGGGATAAAAAAACCATCGCCGGCATGGGTTGGGATGATGCCACCATGTTCATGCCAGCGACCGAGCGTTGTTTGTTCTTCCAGCTTGGGCGTCATGTGTTCCAGTTGAATCAAACCCGCGACGACTATTGGGACGGATGGGAGCCGATTCGCCGCTGGCTTTGCGAAGAGCGAGACCGCGCCGGATGGAAAGGCGCCGACGTAAAGCGCATCTGCGAGAACCATATGTATGGGCATTGGTTCGGCAAATCGCAGTGGGTGTTCATCACGCGCGACAATTACGAAAAGCTCCAGCGGGCGGCGGCCGGTCGTGCGTTCACGCGCACGTATGACGACCTGGCGCGCGAATACAAGAGCGCGGCCGCGGTGTTCAACGGGGATGTGAAAGATCCGCGGGTGGCTGAGTTTCGGGCCGCGCGTCCGTTCTTTGATAACGCGCACGACATCATGCGCGATGTTTGGGAGTTCGGTCGCGTGGCTGGCGATGAACGTTTCGAGCATGCGACGCCGAAGCCTGTCGATATGATGGAGCGGGTGATGCGATCGAGCGCACGCGAGAACGAGCTCGCGGCCGAGCCATTCATCGGTACCGGCTCGACGTTGATCGGCGCGCACAAGTGCCAGCGGCGGCTCTTTGGCATGGAGCTGGAACCGCGGTGGGTGGACGTGACGGTGCGGCGTTGGCAGTCCTACGCGGGACAGCAGGCAACGCTGGAGGGAGACGGCCGGACGTTTGATGAGATCGAACATGAGAGGAAGAAAGCCAAAGCCGTCGTACATGCGGGTGCTTAGCGGCAACGCAGGCAAACGACCGATCAACGACGACGAGCCCCTCCCGCCTGGAAAGCTGGAAGAGCTCGCACCGCCTGAGCGGCTGACTGATGAGCAAAAACAAATCTGGCGCGAGACTGTGGCGAAGGCACCGCCCGGATTATTGAGGCATTTGGATACGGATGTTTTCGAGCAATGGGTGGTTCACACACATACATTCCGCAAGGCCGCCGAACAGGTTGCGCGACTTGGGCCGTTGTTGAAAGGCCGCGACGGTGGGGCGCCATACCAAAACCCGTTTCTTTCCATCATGAACCGCCAGTCCAAAGACATGCGCGCATTGGCCGCGGAGCTCGGTTTCACGCCGAGCAGTAGAAGCCGTGTCAAGATCGACCCCACGAAGCCCGGCCAGGGCGATCCGTTCGCCGACCTCAAACAAATTACCGACTGAAGAAACTGACTACACCGCGATTGCGATCGCCTACGCGGAGACCGTGTTAGATGACCGTCGCGGCCAGTGGACGGGCCGGCTGTTGCGACTTGCATGCCGGCGATTTTTAAAAGACCTCAACCGCTCACTCACGAAGCGACCGCCGTTCCTGTTCAGCGCTCAGCGGGCGAACGCCCATTGCAGATTTATCGAAGCGCTGCCCCATGTGGAAGGCACCTGGGACACGGAAAACATCGTCCTGCAACCGGCGCAGATATGGTTCGTGGTCGCGCTGTTTGGTTTCCGCAAGCTCGACGGCACGCGACGATTCACCGAAGCGATCTATGCCACCGCGCGCAAAAACGCGAAGACCACGCTCGCCGCCGGCGTGTTGCTGTCGTGCCTATGTTTGGAAAAAGAGAACGGCGCACAGTTGATATCCGCGGCGACCACGGGAAGCCAGGCGCGGATCGTGTGGACGATCGCGAAGCGAATGATGGAGCGGCGGCCATCGATGCGGGCGGCGTTCGATCTGGAAGGCTTCGCGAATGTTATTACTCGATATGACACCGGCGCCACATTCAAACCCATAAACAGCCGCGCCAGTACACAGGACGGTCTGAATCCGTCGCATACAAACCTGGACGAAGTGCATGCGCATAAAACGTCGGACCTGTTGAACGTGTTGCGATCGGCGGCGGGTGCGCGCAGCAACCCGCTGTGGTTGTACACCACCACGGAAGGGTATGAGTCGCCCGGCCCGTGGCCGGAGCTCCGCGAGTTCGCGAAGCGCGTGCTCGAAGGCGTGGTGGTGGCGGACCATTTCCTGTGCGCGCTGTGGATGCTCGACGATGACGACGACGAGCTGGACGAATCGGCCTGGCCAAAGGCCAACCCGCTTATCTATGTAAACCCGCTCATCCTTGCCGAGATGCGCAAGCAAGCGGTCAACGCCGCGAACATGCCGAGCGCTCGAGCGGAGTTTCGAATCAAGCGATGCAATCTGCCGGCGGCATCGGCGCGGGCTTGGGTGAATCTTCGCAAGTGGAACCGATGCGCGGGCCCGGTGGATCTGGATGCGCTGGTGGGCGTGCCGTGTTGGGGCGCCATCGACTTAGCATCCACCACCGACATGAACGCATGGCGATTGCTGTGGCTGTTGGACGGTCGTTGGTACACCTGGGGGCGATATTGGGTACCCAGCGAGCAAGTGAAACAGCGCACCGAATCCAATCGCGTGCCATACGCCGGCTGGGTGGCTGAGGGTTTCATCGCTCAAATGGAGGGCGATGTCACCGACTATGACCGCATCGGCGCCGATATCCTCGCGGACTGCGCGAAGTTCTCGCCGAGGAAAATCGGTTACGATCCGTGGAATGCTGGCAGCTTGGTGAACAAGCTGACGGAAGAGGGCGTGGCGATGGAGCTCTTTGTACAGGGATACAAGAGTTACAACCCGGCCATGAAGGCGACCGAAGTCGCCTATCTGTCGGGAAATCTGAGCCACGCGGGCAACCCTGTATTGCGGTGGAATGTTTCCAACGTAGTCCCAGCCTACGACACCAACATGAGCGTAAAACCCGACAGGAAGCGCAGCGCCGACAAAATCGACGGAGCGTGTTGTCTCTTCATGGCGTTCGGGTTGGCGATCGCTGAGCAGGACGAAGGCGATCAGGACGGATTCTTCGCCGCACCCGTGGTTGGGGGTGGCGGCACGAGGGCAGCGCAGTGACCAATATCGTCCCGCGGCTGACGGCCGCCGAAGTTCGTGCGGCGGCGAGGGCCGGTTATCTGGTGGCACCAGGTCACGGCCGGTCTATTTTCGGGTCGATGTTTTCTTGGTTCCCCTCCATGCGCTTCGGGCGGGCGACGTTCTGGAATGTTGGGGGCACATCGAAGCCACCGGTCAACGCGGCTGAAGCGGCGACGGGTCAGATTGTCACACCCGCCACCGCGCTCACATTGTCTGCTGCATGGGCTTGCGTATGGCTGACGGCGCGAACGATGGCGTCCCTCCCGCTCGACCTGAAGCGCTACAGCGTGGACGGCAAATCGAAGCTCGAGGTGGGCGACCCGCTCTACGATGTGTTGCGGTGGAAGCCGAACCAGCGGTCGACGGCGTTCAATTTCTGGACCGCCATGTGGGCATCGGTGTTGCTGTGGGGCAGTGGTTACGCGCGCAAGCGAATGAACGGCGGCAAGGTGATCGCGCTCGAATTTCTGCTGCCGGAGTTCATGACGGTGTATCTGGATGACACCACCAAACGTATCCGATTTCGGTATGACGATCCGCGAGACCCGCAGGACTTCTCAGTCGACGAAATATTCCATTTGTTCGAACGAACGCTCGACGGTGTAACCGGATGCAGTGTGATCGAGTTCGCGCGCAATTCGTTCGGGCTGGCGCAGTCGGGCGAGATCGCGGCGTCCAAGACGTTCAAGAAAGGGCTGAACGCTTCGGGCTTTATCAATGTGGACAAGTTCTTAAAGGCCGACCAGCGGACCCAATTCCGCGACAGTATCGACGAATTCACCGGCGACGGGCCGAAGGCCGGCGGGACGATGGTGCTGGAGGGCGGCACCAGCTACACGCAGTTGAGCATGAAGCCGCAGGACGCGGAGCTGTTGGCATCGCGCCAATTCTCGGTTGAAGACGTTTGCAGATGGTTCAATGTGCCGCCGATCCTGATCGGACACAGCGCGCAGGGTCAAACGATGTGGGGCTCGGGCATCGAGCAAATATTCGCCGGCTGGACCCGCTTGTCGCTGCGTCCGTATGTGACGGCCTGCACGCAAGCCATTCGTTCGAATTTAATTCCGTCGGAAGAACGCGCCGAGCTCTACGCGGAATATGACCTCGATGACCTGCTGGCGGCCGACAGTCAGGCGCGGGCGACGTTGTACAGCAGCCTCGTCCAAAACGGAATCAACACGCGCAACGAAGTCCGCGACCGCGAGGGCCTGTCGCGCGTCGAAGGCGGGGACACGTTGACCGTGCAGTCCAACCTGGTGCCGTTGGATCAGTTGGGCAAAGTTTCTGATGGCGGCGGGGGGCGGAACAGCTCAAAAACTGCGCAATGCTCTGCTAGAGTTGCTTGCCATCGATCAAGAGCTCGCGAAGAGCTCCGAGGGCCGGAAATCATGAACCGTAGAACCCGCTCCGTTCCGTTCCATGTCAAAGAGGTGAAGGCGTCGGGCGAGTTCAGCGGTTACGCCAGCGTGTTCGACAAGCTGGACTGGTACGGTGATGTTGTCCGCCGCGGCGCTTTTACCGATTCGATCGCCGATTGGAAAGCGAAGGGCAAGTTGCCGCCGATACTCTGGCAGCACAAGAGCGACCAGCCGATCGGGCCGCACTTGGATATGTATGAGGATGACAAAGGTTTATTTGTCCGCGGCCAGTTGCTCATCGACGAAGATGATGCGAACCCCGAAGCGCGCAAAGCCTACGGGCTGCTGCGAAACAATGTTATATCCGGCATGTCGATCGGCTTCGACATTCCCGACGGCGGGATGGAGTACGACGGCAAGACAAACGTTTGGAACCTGATCAAGCTCGACCTGTGGGAAAACTCGCTTGTTACTTTCCCGGCGAACGAGGACGCGCAGGTCACCGAAGTGAAAAACATTCTGGCGGCCGGCAGATTGCCGGCGCCGTCCGAGTTCGAGCGCTTCCTGCGCGATGCTGGGGGCTTCTCTCGAAAACAGGCGACACACATCGCCGCCTGTGGTTACACGAGCCTGCGAGACGCCGGCTTACCTCTGCGAGATGCCGAGGACGAAAAAGGAGCGATTGACCTGTCCGAGTTGCATCACTACTTCAAGAGGTACGGAACATGAGCGGCACGCAGAATGAAGAGCTACAGCGACAAATCCGGGACATTCTCGACGGCATGAAGAAGCGCGACGCCGAGCTCGGCGACGCGCACCAAAAACTGGCCGAGGATTTCAAACAGTACGGCAAGGCGCAGGAAGGCACAAAGGACGCGATCGCGGATCTGACGAAGAAAGGTCAGGAGCTCCACGGCCGGCTCCATGATCTGGAGCAGAAGACCACCGAAGCGCTCGACAAAATCGAGAAGGGCAACCAGCGGCGGTTGTCGATCGGCGAGCAGTTCACCGCGGACCCGAAGCTGGCCGAATATGCGAAGGTTGCGAAGAGCGTCGGCAAGTCGAATTTCCGCTGGGAAACGAAGACCATCACCAGCATCACCGGCAGCGGTGGTTCGGGCATTTGGTCGGATCGGATGCCGGGCGTCATCGAAGAGCCGCTGCGACCGTTGACCATTCGGGACCTGTTGGACCAAGGCACGACCCAGACCAACCTCATCGAGTGGGTCAAGGAGAACGTGTTCACGAACGCCGCGGATGTGGTGAGCGAGGGCACGCAGAAGCCGGAGTCCAACATCACCTATACGCGCGACGACGTACCGGTGCGCACGATCGCGCATTGGATTCGTGCGAGTAAACAGGTGCTCGCCGACTTCAAGCAACTGCAAACCATGATCAACGGCCGCCTGCGGTGGGGGCTGAAGATCAAGGAAGAGGATGAAATTTTGTACGGCGATGGCACGGGCGAACATCTGCTCGGCCTGGTACCGCAGGCCACCGCGTACAACACCGGCCTGACCCGCGCGGGCGACACCATGATCGACATCATCCGGCACGCGATTCTGCAAGTGCGGCTCGCGTTCTACCCGGCGAGCGGTTCGGTGATGTCGCCGACGGATTGGCACAACATCGAGCTCACAAAGGACAACGAGAACCGCTACCTGATGGCATCGCCCACATCGCGCACGCCGCCGATGCTGTGGGGCCTGCCGGTGGTGGAGTCCGACGGCATGAGCATCGGCAATTTCATGACCGGCGCGTTCCGCATGGGGGCCACGTTGTTCGATCGTGAGGAGGCGGCCATTCTGCTGAGCACGGAAGACCAGGACAACTTCATTCGCAACCTGGTCACGATCCTGGCGGAAGAGCGGCTCGCGCTCGCGGTGACCCGTCCGCAGGCGTTCGTGTTCGGCGCGTTCCCGGCGGGCTCCACGACCTGATCCAATCTCGACCCATTGCCCGGCGTTGCTAACGTGCGCCGGGCTTTCTTTTTTGGAGGTGCCCAGACATGCCCCTTGTTAGAGCGTTGAAGACATTCAAGAGCCGCTACGGAATGGTTCGAGCCGGCGAGACGTTCAATTGCGAGGAGGGATATTTCCGGGCGCTGAAGAAGAACGGCCTGGTGGAGCTCGCGACGGCGCAAACCGAACCCGGCCCCAGCCGCGACCGGAACATTCCGCAGGCACCGGGCCGAGGGGGAAAAGAACAGCCCGGCGGTCAGGGGAACCCGCCGGTAGAAACCACGGTCCCCACGCGGGACGGTGGCAAGGTGCTCACATCTGCGTCCTTGCAAGCGGGCCCAGCCTCACGACGGAAGACGTTGCTCGGGTCCGTGCCTGGCGCGAGGAAAGGAACATCGACGCCGCGCAAGCCGAAGGCCACGCCGCCGCCCGCCGGGTAATCGCGATCAACACCACGTACGAGCTCGCGCCGTGGGCGGATGTTTTATACGCCTGCGATGAGCGGTGGTGGATCCATCACTTTCCGCGCGTGGCCATGACATTCAAGGGCGAGCTGTGGACAGTGAGCGAAGGGGCGCGCGAGCGCTTCGACCTGCGCTGGATCTTTGGCACCGATGCGGGCGGCCTGGCGCCGACGTTGGATCGTATCCATACCGGGAAGAACAGCGGGTACCAAGCGATCGGCCTGGCCTATTTGTTCGGCGCCGCGCGCGTCGTGTTGCTCGGCTTCGACTTCATGGTGGGACCGAAGGGCGAGCACCACTGGCACGGCAATCACCCGAAAGGGCTCGGCAATGGCGGGGCGATGCGATATTCCACCTGGGCGCGTTGTATGGATGTGCTGGCCAATGATTTGAAGCGCACCGACTGCGTTGTTGTGAACGCGAGCCGGCGGACTGCGCTACGATGTTTCCAGCGCGTCACGCTGGAAGATGCACTTGATGAAGTACGAGATCCTGTCCGAGTCCGACACGCTGGCGGCGTGTAATTTTTCCGGTATCGCGCGCTTCGGCGATGGTGAACTTCGACTGGCGATCGGCAAGGGCTGCTCGAGTCAGCACGCGGACGAAAAGTTAGCGCTCGAGCTCCGGGACATTTTGCGCCGTGCCCGCCGCGGTTATGGCGTTGCGATCCCAAACTTTCCGAAGACACCGAACCGCGAGACCTGGGACCGCTACGCCGCCGCCCCGTTCGCCGAGCTCTATCAGCAGGGAACATACGGAAGCGCGTTTATATCGCGACCCGACAACGCGCCGTGGATCGACACGCCGGACTACTGGTTGCGTGTTCGGGATCTTTGGAGCGCGGAAGATGTGGTCCTGGTGCGTGGCGATGAAAAATCGCTGACGCCGGCGATGCTCAGCGAAGCGAAGAGCGTCCGCGAAGTGATCGGGCCGCGGCAGCATGCTTACGCCGAAATCGATCGCATCGAGGAAGAGATCGGCAAGCCTGCGGGCGTGGTCCTGCTGAGTCTCGGGGCGACGGCGACCGTATTGGCGGCCCGCCTGGGGGCGAAAGGCGTGCGCGCTCTCGACCTGGGGCACATCGGCATGTTCATGCGGCACGCGGGCGCGTATCGGTTCAACGTTGGCCACCTGCGCTCGCCAGATTACGCGCGCCTACTACAGCAAAAACATGCGTCCAAAAAATGGGGCGCCGATGGTCACAGTCACGCCGACGCCGTTCGGGAATTTGCGGCACGGTTGGGGGCGACTTCATTGCTTGATTATGGCTGCGGCCGCGGCACGCTTCGCGCGGCGTTGCCGGATCTGAAGGTGATGGAGTACGACCCCGGTATCGTCGGCAAAGACAAGATGCCGAAGCCGGCGCCGTTGGTCGTATGTACGGACGTGTTGGAGCACATCGAACCCGATCGGCTGGGGAATGTGCTGCAGCATTTGTTTCTATTGGCGGGCCGCGGCGCGTATCTGGTGATTGCTACGCGCCCCGCGCGCGAGCTCTTACCCGACGGACGCAATGCGCATTTGATTGTTCAGGAGCCGGCCTGGTGGCTGGCCGAGCTACAAAAACAACCGTGGCGGGAGGTTCGTCACGAGATCCGCAAGGGGCTGTGCGTATGGTTGGAGAAATAAACATGTCCATCGTGGTCGATGACGCCCACTTCGAATATTTGAAGATTCAGAAAGGCAACCTCGACCCGTTCGCGAGCGATCGGCGCCAGTGGCACCAGCTCTACGAACGCGACCTGCTGCGCACCTATGCCGAGATTCGCCCGCATCTGCCGAAGCTATGCTGGGGTTTGTTAGATATCGGTAGCGGGCTGGGCGGCATCGACGTACTGATCGGTCGCCATTACGAGCAACGAGACGGATGCAGACCCTACACGCATCTGCTCGACGGCATCGACGACCCGCCGGTCATGCGCTTGCATCGCGAGACGTTCAACAGCATGCGAGTCGCGCGAGACTTTCAAACGAAGAACGGCCTGCCGGCCGAGCGGTTTGGATTCTTTGGCACGCGCGAACAGTTCTACCGCCGGCCGTACGACCTGGTGGTGAGTTTCGGCAGCTGGTGTTTCCATTATCCGCCATCGGTGTACCTGCGTGAGCTAACGAAGGGCGGCGGGTTGCATGAGGGCACGATATTGATCGTCGACATGCGCCGCGGTAAGCCGGACTGGATGGCAGAATTCTGGGACGCCGGCTTCAAGCTCATCGAAGTGGTACGGACTTCGGCCAAGCTCGACCGGATTGTTTGGTCGCGCGCTGGTGGAGATATGCAGGCCGCCGCCTGAAAATATGAGCGATAGGGATATCACAATCATCGGTGGCGGTTGGTCGGTGCTCAACCTGGCGCTTGACCGACTTTGCGGCCGGGTCATCGCGGTGAACGATGCGGCCATTCTGGCGCCGCGCTGGGACTACGCGGTGAGCATGGACCGGCTGTGGGCGGAACATCGCATCGACCAAGTGGTGATAAGAAGCACCGAGACCACGCCGCCGCGCGAAATTTGGCTACGACGTAGCGCGCTTCAAAATCTGGCGAACTACGTGTCCGCCTGGCCGTGGGTGCATTCGTTTGAATGTGACCATACCAGCAATGTCTTCAGCGCTTCGCCGGGGCGACTGAACGGCACCAACTCCGGATTTTGTGCGCTCAATTTGGCGTGGCAGTTGCGGCCGGCTCGTGTGTTCCTGCTGGGCTTCGACATGAATCGAGACCCGCACACGGGGCGCGCTTACTGGTATCCACCGTACCCGTGGGTTGAAGCACAAAGCGGTGCGACCACGAACGGCAAGTACGCGAAGTGGGCGCAACAGTTCCGGGGCGCCGCCACGTCATTCCATCGAATCGGCTGCAAGGTCTTCAACGTAAGCCCAGCGTCCGCGATCGATGTGTTTCCGAAGATAACGCCCGCGGAATATCTCAGGGAGACCCGATGACGCCGTTCACGCTGGTGCTGGCGTACTACGACAACCCGACCATGCTTCAGCACCAGGTACGAACGTGGCGATCGCTACCGGCCGAGCTCCGCGCGCAACTGCACGTGGTTGTTGTTGACGACGGTTCGCCGCGCGTGCCAGCGCTGGCCGCCGTTACCGCGGGCAACCTGGCGGGCTGGGCGGATGAGCTCGCGAGTGTGCAACTGTGGCGCATGGGTGTGGACGTGCGGTGGAATCAGGACGCCTGCCGGAACATCGGCGTGCGTGAGGCCGCGACGAAGTGGGTGCTGCTCACCGACATGGATCATGTGGTCCCGGTACAAACATGGCGCCGGCTGATGCTTGGCAAGCTCACCAAGTCGAAGGTGTACCGCTTCAGTCGGGTGACGGCGCCGGAGCTCACACCCTACAAACCACACCCGAACAGTTGGGCGCTGACGCGCAAGCTGTACTGGAAGGCCGGCGGATATGACGAAGCGCTGGCGGGCAACTACGGCACGGACGGGGATTTCTTGATTCGTGTCCGTCAGGTCGCGGAATGCATCGAATTGCCGGACGTGCTGGTGAGATATCCGCGCGAAGTGATTGCCGATGCAAGCACCACCACCCTGGAACGCAAGCGGCCGGACGAAAAGGATGCCATTCGCCGCATTGTCCGAGCCCGCACCGCGGACTGGCGTCCGCTGCACTTTTCCTTTCCATGTGAGCGGCTGCTATGAGGGAGTTTGTATGCTTTAAGTGGCGGCCGGCGAATGGGTACCGCTCAACGTTCGGGCCCGCGACTGTGAACACGTTGCTGTCCATGATCGGGCGGCATCACGACGGGCCGTTTCGGCTGACGTGCATCACCGACGACGCGCAGGGAATCTCCAGCGAAGTGCGGGTGCTGCCACTGTGGCGAGACCTGGGAAATCTGCCGAGCCCGCACGGGCGTGGATATCCATCGTGCTACCGTCGCTTGCCGCTCTTCGCTGAAGAGTTCAACGGCATGCGCATCGCCGACCTGATCGGCGAGCGTTTCGTGGCGCTCGACCTGGATGTCGTCATTTGCGACAAGCTGAACCCGTTGTTTGATGGCGGCGAGGATTTCCGGATCTGGGGAGACACCGCGAAGGGCACGCCATACAACGGCTCGCTGTATATGTTGAAAGCCGGCGCCCGGCGCAAGGTTTGGGATGGATTCGATCCGATCCAATCGCCGCGGAAGTCTTTGTCGCTGGGTTACATTGGCAGCGACCAGGGATGGATCGGCGCGGCGCTGGGACCGGGCGAGGCGAAGTGGACCACGGCCGACGGCGTATACTCATTCCGCAATCACATCCAACGCAATGGGTGCCGGTTGCCGCCGGGCGCCCGGCTTGTGGTCTTTCACGGTGCGGTCGACCCGTGGAGCGCGCAGGCGCGGATATTGCCGTGGGTGTTGAAACATTACAGGTGATGCCGTGTATGTGACCCTTGAACGGGCGAAGAGCTTCCTGAATGTTTATTACTCGGAAAAGGACGCCGAGATTGAACTCATGATTGACGCGGCCGAACGTCACGTCGCCGAATTTCTGAACCGGCCCCTCACGGACCCGGAGCTCACCACGGAAGGGGACAGCCCGCCGCCGGATTCACCGGGCGCCATCGAGCTATTGCCGAATATACAAATGGGAATTTTGTACTACGTCGCCGACTTCTGGGCCAACCGCGAAATCAATGTGATCGGCGCCAGCGTGGCGAAGAACGATATGGCCGAGCGCATTCTGTACCCGTACCGCATCGACTTGGGAGTGTAAGCCGGTGCCGTGCTCGACCTGTTCCAAAGTGCGCCGCGTGTTTCCTGCGAAGATTCGCGCGCGATTGGAACAGCTGGAACGCGACCGCATAGCGAGGCGCCATGCAAAGCGGAAAGTTCGTACACCTGATCACGATCGAGCGGCGAGTTCCCGCGCAGGGCGGGACGGGAAACATCACTGAAACATGGGAGGCGGTGCCCGGCTTCGCGCGCATCATGGGCGAAGTTCTTCCCGATCGCGCGTCTGAATTCTTCGGCGCGAAGCAAATCCAAGCGACCACGAACGCACTGGTGCGGCTCTATTACCAGCCGGGCATCGATCCAACCATGCGCGTCGTGCATCACGTCCGCCCCGGCGTCGATGAGTATTGGGGCATTGAGGGGGCGGTGGACTATCAGCGCCGGCAGCGCGAGCTTCGGTTGTATTGTTTGCAGCGGGATGCCGAGGGCTACCGCCGCGGCACCGATCTGACCAATGCGGAGGCATAGATGGACGAGGAAGAGATCAGCCAAGCGTGGGTGACGGCGTATGCGATCGCGTTCGCCATGACCACGCTGGGCGGCGAAGTGCGTGGCGGTGTCCGCGAGTCCCCGGAACAGATCGACGCCCGGGCGATCGCGTTGGCCGACAAGGCAACCGCGACCGTTGTCGCGCGCGCCGAAGTACAACCCGATGGCAAGCGAGCTTGACGGCGTTGCTGAGCTCACTGCCCAGCTGACCGCGCTCGGCGCGCAGGTCGCAGCGCGCGAGCTCAAGGGGGCAGTCAAAGACGCGATCGAGCCGGCCGAACATCTGGCGCGACAACTGATTCCTGTCGGCACCGAACCGCATAAAACATACAAAGGCCGAATCGTTGCCCCGGGCTATGCGCTGTCCACATTGCATGTGGAAACGAAGGTCGACAAATCGAAGGGGACGGCCACGGCCAGCCTGGGGGTGGGCAAGGAGGCGTTTTATGCCACGATCTTCGTGGAGCTGGGCACGTCGAAGAAAGGCGCCCAGCCGTGGCTGCGTCCGGCGTTCGAGCAGTCGCAATCGCCGATGTTGCAATCGTTGGCCGGTGAGCTCCGGCGCCGTGTGAATAAGATTGCACGGCGGCGCCAACGGGCAGCGGCGCGAAGGAGGCGGTGATGGAGCTCGAGGAAGCGTTGCACGTCTGGGCGGCGGACCAAACCGAGCTCGCCGCGTTGCTGGCTGAGCCGAACCGCTTCCGGCTGTACAAACTGAAGCTCGAGCCGAACACCAAACAACCGGCGACGGTTCAACAGCGCACCGGTGCCGGCCGGCAGGTTCGAAGCTGCACCGTCGACGGCGCCGTTCGTGTTTCTTTGCAGCTGGACCACTACGGGCGAACGGTGCAGCAAATGACCGATGTGGCGAAGGCGTGGCGCCTGGTGCTGTCGCCGGACAATCTCACGTATCCGGTGCAGATGGGTGGCGGGCCCGGCGTCGGGGTGAAGGTGAAGTCCGCAACGCTGGAGAATGAATTCGATTTCGACGACCCGGAACCGGGTCTGCTGCGCCGGGTGCAACTGTGGACTTTTTGGATCTTCGAGGTGTAGCGGGTTTATTGTCGCTGTTGCATGATACGGCCCGCCCAGATCACACCGGGAGCGAGTGATGTCAAGCGAAGACACGCTGATTGGCAACGAACTACGGCTGCAGATCGGCGACGGCAACAGCCCGCAGGTGTTCACCGACTTCTGCGCCATCACGGA